TTCAACATCCAGCTTCGCCTCGGACCACTTAGGGACTTCCCCAGGCGTGGCCGAAGGCGCCTTCTTCTTGATTTCCGGGCACTTGACGGGTTTCTCATACAAGGCGTCACGCAGTTTTGTGGTGAGCATGTACTTCCGGCCGACGAAGTCTCGGCAGAAACCATCCTTCCGGCCGCGTATGTCCTCACACCGGCAAAAGCACTTTTGAGCGATGTAGTCACCGCTTATGTAAAACCACACGTGGTTCGAACCGTGATCGCGCCCCGTGTTCTCGCAATACCTCGACGTCGTAGACACCAAGTACTGGTTTTGGAATTTAAAAAGTTTCGTGACCCGAGCGGCGCCCTGGCCTTCCATGTACTTGTTTATGAACATCTCCAATTCCACGCGAAGGGTCAAATCCACCACCTCATCCTTCATCTGCGCCTTGGAAAAACCACCTTCACGGCGCAAGGCCTCGGACGGGGGCTCGACCACGGCGAAGTCCTCGCTTTCCGTGCGCACGGAAGCCATGTCTAAGATCTTCGCGTCCGGTGTGTGATCCACGCGCATCATCATACTGAACGCCGGTCCATGCCTGTACATAAACACCGGAAGGTAGGCCAACTGGTTGATTTTTCCACTCTGCGAACACCCTTCACAGCCACGGCCTTGACACTCCTCGTGCTTCGCCTTCTTGTGAGACCAAGGCATGCGGAAACCACTCCCCTTGGACCCGCGGTGAAGATCCCCATACACCGCGCTGTCAACCACCTTTTCCCAATCCACACCACTCTTGGCGATGCTCAGGGCCACCAAGATGTGCTCACGAAGGGCCAACGCCGAGGCCTGGTTCACGATGAACCCGTGCCAGTTCAAGTGGACACCCGTCTTCACAGACTTACCAGACCTCTTCGGAGGGGACACGCTCACGAGGCAGTCCTTCCCACCGTGACGCTTCACCTTGTCGCAGATGATCTTACACACACTCTCAATCTCGTTCAGAGGCATCGCATCCTCCGCCTTGTAATCCAAGTCCACGAAGAAGTGGTAGTTGGTCGTCTTCTGCTCCACGACGAACAGGGTCTCCCCTTCGCGCACGCAATCTATGTACTTTTCGTGAAACTCCGGTAATTTATCACACGGGATCGATAACTTCCCGCCGTCCATCAACACGTGTGATAAATTCCGCGCATTGTTAAATCCTTTCTCGGCACACCACCGCTTGAACGTAGCCATCGCTCTCCTTACTCTATTCACTGTCTTCTTGTTTAAACCACCTGCTCATGAATGAAATGTCCGGGTACTCTTTTCGAGAAGATAATTCCTTTTTAATCACTAACAGCTCATAGACTGTTTTTTCCCTGACCTTTTCCACGTACTCATCCGCCTCGTTTTCGTAGTATCCACGGTTCTTTATGAGTAAAGTTTTTATTTGCATTAAAACGTAGTTCTTGGACTTCATCTTCCGCTACTGATATTGAATGTTTTTCTATTAGCAGAACTCATGCACATGCACGAGTAAAACTCTGGGTTCGCGATCACCTTGTCCTGGATCATCTTCCACTGCTTCCGGGCGTTGAACTCCGGGAGGGTATCGAAACTCATGTAGTCGTTTTCGTCGTGCGTGCGCTTAATGCTCTGCTTCTGGATCTTGCGGAGGGTCATGCGCTGCTTCTCCTCGTAAAATTTTTTCACAAACGCCTGTTGCTCCACCCGCTTCCACGGGACGAACAACACGAACACGTTGTACACGAGCTCCACGTTCGCTTCTTGCGGGTCCTTGACCGTAAATTTAAAGTCAGCGTACTCGCCGCTGCGTAGGGAAATCACGCCCCTAGTCTCTTCCTCAAGTTCGCGAAGGGCGCACCGAAGGGGATTCATGATCTCCCTGCGGCGACACCCCCCGGTCACGAATGTCCAATCTTTAAATCGACGATCCCTCACCGTGAGGAACCGCGGCTTATCGTCAACGAATGTCACTGGTATAGCAATTGCTTTGTGCTTTTTCAACATGTCTGCACATTATACAATAGGCCCAGTAATTATTCTTCTTCGGAACCCGCGGCACCCTCGCCGTTTTCCGCACCGGCGTCGGCCTGCTGCTTCTCCTCCGCGTCGGCGAACCGTTGCGAATCGTCCGCCTGGGCTCGAGCCATCTGCACGAACGCGCGCGGCGGCGGAAGCTGGTTCAGGTGGCGAACCACCTTACTGGAAACACCCTTGAGGCTGTCCAAGTCCTCCTTCGTCTTCTTCATCTCCTTGAAGAGGTAGACCGTGGCCGCCAGCGCCACGATCGTCGCCACCATGAAAAGGGTTTGCTTATCAATAGGAATCATGTTGTTCTAACTCTTTCTCGTGGCTCATTTTTAAGCCACCACCAAATTGGATCTCCTGGAAGTGTTTCTCTTTATTCGCAGTGGGCGTGGTGCCGATGTACTTTTCGAGCTTTCCCGATTTGGGGTCGTACGTGAGCACGAACACCGCGGATAAAAGGGTTATCGTCAACCAAATATTCATTAAATTAAACAGTGAAAAAATTAATTACGACGAGTACAACAAACCGGCCAAACCATTCTCGAAACGGAGGATGTTCAGACCGATGGCGTAGATGTTATCGTTTGAAGTCGCCGTCTCGCTCACGATGCGCGCGCTATCGAGGCGAGAGAAGTTCAAAGTGCCCGTGCTGAAAGGCTTGGACACGTCCAAACCGAAGCTGTAGACGAAGAGGTCATCCAAGCTGTCGTTGTCACCGAAGCTCGTGTGGTAGAACAACGGGACCGAGGTGTAGTTCGGGTGGGCATAACGGTAATCACCGATGTCCGTGCCGTTGATCTGGAGCTTCAAGCGGTTCGTGGAACCCACCAAGCTCACACCACCCGTGTTCGCCGCCGCGATGGCCTTGACTGGGTGATTGAAGTTGAGCTCCTGGATGCGAGCCGCAGACGCCACGCACTTCGTGACTTGGGTGATCACGATGTCCTGTCTGGTGGAAGCGAAGTGATCGCGCTCATCCGTGTCCAAGAAGATGAAGTTGGCGTAGCACGTCCACGCCGAAGCCTCGGCCTCGGAACCCCACGTGATTCGGATCTCCACGTCGTGGTACTGGCAGCTGATCAAAGGGATGCAGTCCTGGAAAGATTCCGAGTTGAAGAAACGGATCGGGTAGAAGGCGCTACCAGAACCGAACAAACCGGACGCACGGGACTTGGCGTAGGTTTGCGCACACAACTTCGGCGCAATCAGAGTGCTGAACGTGCTGTCTTGCTCGTCGATGAGCTGGCCACCGATGTACAAAGAAACCTTGGAAATCGCCTTGGTCCAGTCAGTGATGGCGACGTTCGCGGACGGAGAAGCCGTCTTCGTCGTCGGCTGGAGGTAAATGTAAGACAAAAGGTCACCCTTGCGCTCGAAACGAACACTCGAGATCCCACCGTTTTGGACATTGCCTTGGATCGTTTGAGATTCAACCGATTGGGAAAAGTTAGTGTGACGCTTGAAAGTCGAGCGGAAGTAGCTCGCTTGCGGGTTCCCAACGAGGTGGGAATCTTGCGCGCCGATCGCCAAGAGTTGGGCAACACCGCCTGACATCTTTTATGTATAGTATGTGGCAACATTTTTTTAAATTAACAAACATTTCAAGAGAGCTGCCCGATACACCGCGTCATACTTCGACACCTGCTGGCCGTGCTCATCCAAGTAACGCATCTCGTAAGCCGGCTCGGTGTTTTCGTAATCCATGTACCACTGACCCGTGGGGATCTGCTCCTCGCGCACCTCCAACACGTACCCGTCCTTGGGCGTCGTCGACGTCCCCAAGATCTTCTTGTGCAACGTGCGCGTGCGCAAGTCGTACCCTGATGTCGCCTCAGCCACCTCCTTCACCACGGACTTAAAGTAACCGTGGGTGTACCCGGCTTGGTCGTCCGCACCCAAATCCTGCCACGCCGATGGGTCCAGGTAGACCGAGTACGTGTGCACGTACGTCAAAGGACCACTGTCCGTGTAACTCTCGATCTCGTACTGGGCGCGCTCCTCGTCGGTTAACGCGTCATACACCGCCTTCGTGATCGAGTTCGTGAGGATCTGGAAGTACTTCTCGCAATCGTACGGTGGCATCTTGTTCACGTAGGAATTGTAAAACACACGCTCGTACACATCCTTACCGTAGTACTCCTCCGTGACCGTCGTGCGCTTCTCAGGGGCCAAGTTGGAATACTCCGCCTCGGTCACGTCCGCCAGCTTGAGGTAGTAGTTCACGTTCGACGTCTCCATCACCTGGCGACGCACGGGCACCTGAGGCTGCGTGAAGTCACACGGCTCCAAAACCTTCGCCACCGTGCTGCTACGGAGGATGTCGTCCTGCTGTTGCATAGCGTAGCCGGCCACGTTGCTCGTCGTGATCAAATCACCCACCTCGATGTCGTGATCCAACGCGTTCGTGACCCACACCTTGGTCTCACCGTAAGTCTCGATGATCCCCTCGGGTTCGCCCACAACACCCAAGAACGCCTTACTCTGCGCCACGTTACTCAGAAGACCCGCGGCGCCCACCAACAATCCTTGACCACCCGTGAAAGACAACTCGCGCTTCACGCGGTGATCTTTTCCTTCGAGGATGTCGAGACGCTGCTCATCAGCCTGTTGACGTCTATCCACCTCCTGTAACGCGGCCGCGGCCGTCGTCCAAATCGCGTCCTTCTTCAAAAAGTGGAAATCGTTAATTTCCTGACCGTACACGAACACTTGGTCGCGACTCTTGATTGGGTTCGTCAGTCGGACCGTGTACTCGTCGATGATTTCATCAATCAAGACGTCCTCTTCCCTATCGTTCCGGTCGTAGAGACGCAGTTTCGACGCGCCCGTTTCCAACTTCGTGGTATCGAACTCTAGAACAGTGCCATCCGCGTAGACGTTCGCGAGCTCGTACACGTTCGGAATCCACTCCGTGCGTTTATTGATTGAATAGCTCAGAGTATCACCAACTTCCTGTGCGATGAACCCCCACACCGGCAACGACCCGCGTTGGACGACGTCCTTGTAGTTGTACAACTTTGGTTGTAAAAGCCTGAACGTCTCGAGCGCACTCGAATCGTTGACGTCGAGGATGTTTGTCTTGATACGACGATCGGACGCTTGGAGCGTACCGGTGTGAGAAATCACGTATTGTCCAGACATGATTCCCTTGAGTGCATAAATGCTCAATCCACCGGAGTGTTGTCCCGATTGGTTATATGTAAAATTGACGTCGTACTTGAAATATGCTTTTGTTCCCGTCGTGACGGAGTGATTACTGCCGTACGCGTCGTTGTACACCGTCAGAGGCGCGTGGGGTGCCGTCGTC